AATATTAGAACGTGGACGAGCTAAGCTCCGGCGTAGCTAAGGCTGCTGCGTAGCGTAGAGGTTTCTACCCTCCCAGGGGTACACACCGCCGCGCGTGTCGGAAAATTCGACTCCGATCATCGGGAAATTAGGTTTTTATCGGAACTGAAGAGAGAGAAGATAACTTTTTAAGCGCACTACGACGCGCGATATAACTTAAAAGTAGGGGCAAAATGGTAAACAAGCACTTTATAAGACTCCAGAGGTACCAATTGAGAACCGATATATCGGTGTCTCATTTACCTATCGGTGTCTGTCTAATTTACCCACTCATTTACTATTTACCATTTACCGCGCGGTAAATGGTAAAAATGTAAATTGACCGTTCCCTTTCCTCATCCTCCTCAAAACGGCTTCGTTTTGACCTCGGATTTTTTTATTTTTCTTTTCTTTGTGAATTTCTTTTTTTTTGGATTTTGTTATTTTTTCTTTCCGATTATTTTTTTATCGCTGCGCTCCCTTTTCTTTTTTCTTAGTTTATATATATTTCCTTTCTTTCTGGTTTCATTTTTCCTCTATTTCCTCTTTAATTTTTCTTATCGGCTGAGTTTATTTGAAGATGGTAGTTTGTTGGCTGAACTTTATGTCGTTCCCGTATTTCTGAGCTCAATAAGGGAATTTCTCATGACCTTTCTTTGGATCAGGATGGAGTTTTATGAAATGATATCCACACATTATATGAAAATATCTATAAATTTCATCCACACATTATATGAAAATATCTATACATTTCATCTATATATTCATTTCAAACATATACATTAAACGCACAATCAAGATGACGAGGTTCAGCAAAAACAGGGAGGGGATCGTCTTCAAAGTAGATGTAAGGCTCATGCAACAACAAAGGATATCAGTCCATATGCAGATCAGTTCAACAAGATCTCCAGCCATTTCAACAAGAACATTCATCATCGACTACACATACCAACAATTACACATTCCATTCGACTTCAACGGGTTAGAAGGAACGATCACATCAACCTTCAAGTTTCATTACTGGGGTTCTAAAGCAGAAGAAATACTAGAAGAAGACATCATACATATGGTGGATATTATTATTATTGAAAACCCAGATATCATGGGAATGGATGTAAACGAACCAGTAACTATTGATAATAAGATAATAATTTAATTTTGTTAGTAATATGTTTGCATATTAATTATTATTAGGAGACTGTTATCTAAAATAATTTGCAAAACCAAAACTTGATTCCTTTTCTCATCCACAATTTCCTCCATATACTAGAAATCACCCATAAACTTCATTCATAAGAGGGTTCCACAACGACTCAGACTCCGCTCGCCCACGGT